ATTCCTCAATGGAAATTTTCTTAACTGCATTTCGAACAAGTGATCTTAAATGTTGAGCAAGAAGCTTCACATAATCAGATACATTAAACCATTTATTGGAGTCACCTTCAAAATCTACTTTATAAGATAGACGAACATCTACATTAATAAGATCTTGTGTTTCAACAGTAATAATATCTGAAACGACATTATTTTTAGTTTGAAGATAAGCTGTTGCCATCAAATCATGATCAGTTTTTGGCTTGCCGGTTGAAAGTTCAAGTACATCCAAAGTTTCATCATATTTTAGCATAACTACAGATGGTCCTTCAACTACTTTTCTTTCACCCATCTTATTAACAACCTGAACAGCGAAATTA